CACCAACGGCACCCGGCAGAACGTGCCGTCGTCGAAGCGCTGCGGCTGGGTTTCGCACTTGTAGCTGACCCCATCCACCGTGATGGCGTCGCCATAGCCCAGGCTGCCGAAGGTGGCCGTCGGGACGGTCAGCAAATAATCAATGATCGTGATCTCGCCGCCGAGGATCAGCTCGCTGTTTTGATCGAGGATCCCCACGCCAGAAACGGCCCCGGCGACCACAGGGACGCCGAAGCCGTTGAGGTCGAGGAAGACGCTGAGATCCTCGGTGAAGGCCATCTCAGCTGTACTTCTTCAGGCCGTAGCCAAAACAAGTCACGTTGCTGGAAGCGGTGCCCGTCTCAGCGGTGCAGCTCAAACGGATGTAACGCTTGAGGTCATTGCTGTTCAGGGTGATCACCTGCTTTGATGCAGCGTTGGCAATCGCGGTGAAGCTGCCGCCGGTGGCAGCGGCATAAGTCGAGTTGTCATCCGACTCTTCAATGCGGAAGGTCAGGTCAGCGCTAGCGCCAGCAGCAGTGCCGGCCAGGATGATCTGAACATCGCCTTCAAATCCTTGAAGGTCCACGCCGGTCTGGTTGCCGGTCGCGGTGATCGTGGTTGTAGCCAGAAGGGTGAAGTGCTGGAGTTTGTCCAGCGAAAGCTCATGAACAGCCATCGGTTTGACGGGGGGTTGATTTACGGGAGCGAGGCTTTGCGGCCTCTGGTGCGGTGATCACCACCGGATCAGGACCTGGCGCCTGCTCAGCCCTGCCCATGGCCAGCAGGAGCCGGGCATCTGCAGGGGTTGCCTCCACCACGTCGCCAACCCGTGCAGGCCGGCCACTGATTGAGGTTTGGCGCAAGATCCTGATCCTCATGGCCATCACAGGGTGTTGTTACCGCGGCAGAAGGCTTGGGGGTGGCGCACTGCGTAGTCGATGGCCTGATGAGCCACAACCCGAATGTTGCCCTCCTTGTCCTCTGAGTAGGGGTTCACCTGGAGATCGACGGCACCGAAGAGGCCCAGAACGAGCTGGCTCCAGACACCGAAGAACACGTCGCCAGTCTCCACCTGGTTGGAGCGGACTACGCCGTAGCTGTTCACGGTGTTGCCAGGCTCGAGAACAAACTGAGCGGTGTTGGCCGCTTTTTCGGTGGTCTTGAATCCGCCGTAGGTGGTGGCGTTGGTGACGTAACCCATGGTGCCAATGTCGGCGTCATCGGCCGCGACTTGGGTTTCCATGTCCACCAGCTCGGCATAGGTGGGCTGGTTTGCAGCGAAATCCTTGGTGTTGATCCCTGTGGTGATCTTGAGTCCTTCGGGCTGGGAAGAGGATCCCAGGCCATAAAGGGCAACCCGTGCTTGCTCCAGGGCCATCACGGTTACCAGGTCATTACGGACAAACGTCTCAACGTCGATGGAGCTTTGCAGCATCAGCGAACGGGAGAAGCGAGTCCAGGCGCTCATTTCCTTAAGCGTCATGGTGACCTGGCCCACGCTGGGCTCAGATTCGGCGGCGGCCACGCCTTCACCCTTCCAGTAGACCTGGCTGGCGCCGGTCTGCTTGGGGATACCCACGGGCCCAGTCAGGCCAGCCAGGATGGTGACACCAAGGCCGGTCAGGAAGTTGCGCTTGCGCAGCAGCTCGATGAACGATCCGGGGCGAGCATCGGTGAAGATCAGGTCACCGGCGGCGGAAGCGGTGCCAGCGACCAGGGACCGGCTGAGCACATCGTTTGCGATCAGCATGCCCTTAGGCTTAAGGCCCATCCGTTGCGCGGTGGCATTGCTGACCTCGCGCTCGAAGGCGGCCTCTTCCTGGAAGGAGCGCTCGTTGGGGAAGAGCTGGGCGCGCATGCACTTCAGAAAGCTGAAGCTGCGGGCCTCTTTGTCGGTCAGGCCGATGTCAGCAGAAGCGCCGGCGATCGGTTGAGCAGCGGCCGGGGTGGCGGGCTGCTTGGCGCGCTTGCCGATGGCGGCGAGCACGTCCTTCATGGCTTCGGTTTCGGTGGCACCGCGTTCGATCAGGCCCTGGGCCAGGTCGTCGGCTTTGTGCTCACGGCAGAGGCCGGTGATGCTGGCGACGCGGGAACGCTCATCGGCCGCAGCCTGAGCCCGCACCTCGTCGAGATTGATGGTGGTTTCCACGGGTTGATTCGGGGGTTGGGTTTGGTCTGCGGCCGAAGCCGCGGTGTCGCCGATTGCTCGGCCTTGGCCGACGGTGGCGTCGGCTGGGATGGAAACGGTCGAGACTTCCATCGGCGTGAACGCTGTGACCAGCGCCACGCCTTCGCGCGACTTGAGGTCAAGCGGCGCGTCGATGGAGTACATAAAGGAGACGTTGCGGATGATGCCCGCCTCCCAGTTCTGCCGGACCTTCCATTCGTCGGAGCCCTCGGACTTGGTGTTGGGGCTCCAACGAGTGCGGACCATGCCGCGCCCGTCACCGCCCTGCCAAGCCTTCTCGACTCCGCCGAGAACCACATCGGGGTTGTGGTTCCAGAGCCATGGCGCCGCCCCTGAATTGAGGCGGGCCATGTTCATCGCGCCAGGGTCATGGCTGAGAACTTCCATCCCGAAGTAGCGCTCGACTGGCTCCTCTGAGGAGAAGCTGAACTCGACTACTTCGGGGTCGTCCTCCGCGCGGCACCAGCTCGCCACCACCGCATTGCGGTAAAGCGGCTTGCCGTCGTGGTCGCGTTGTTCCATTGGCGCGGCGTTTCCTGCGCTCAGGCTAGGAACTCTGATCTCGTCGCTCATGTTGAAGCGTCCTCCGGGTCGTCTTCGAGGTCGTCTTCGAGGTCTGGCTCGCTGGGATCTTCCGGCTCGCCGTCCGTTTCCGGCTTGGCGTCCGTCTCCGGCTTGGCGTCGGGGGACCCGCCTTGCAGGTCGTCGGCGGGGTTGGTGTCGAACTGGATTCCGAGGGATTCGGCCCGCTCCACCTCAGCGGCGCGCGCCAGGAGCAGGTCCTCCAGGTCGCCGCCTTGCTCGGCCACGATCTGCGCCTGCGTCTTGAAGCCGGAGCGGACCAGATCTCTGTTGGCCGCCGCTTCCTTCTGCGGGTCTACGAACTCCCAGCCGCGCGGGAACCACTTCACGGCTTCGTAGCGCTCTGGCGCCAGGTCGTAGCCCGGGAGCTGCAGGGTGCCGGCGCCAACGGCAGCAGCCATGGCACGCTCGAAAACGACCTGGCACACGTCTTCGATGATCCAATCCTGCAGGCTGCGCCAGAGCTCCAGCACCTCAAGCCGCTCAAGGCGGCTGCTGCTGTAGTTGGACTGGCTGTAGTCCGCGCTCACCGTGGGATAGGGCACGCCGGAGCCGGCGGCCAGTGAGCGCAGCATGGGCCGCAGGAAGGCCTCGTACTCGGTGTCGGCGTTGCCCAGCTGCGGCACCGTGATGCTCTCACCCGGCGCCAGGTGCTTGAAGACACCGGGCTCGAAGTTGGTCAGCCGCTCGCCATCCTCCACGCCATCGCCGACGAGCTCGCCTTCGGGGCTCTGGATGAAGCCCATCAGGCTGGAGCGCGCGCGCTTGCCGACCACTTCGGCCTCCTCGAAGCCGGCGACGTGGTGCATCCGCTTGATGCTGCTGGCGAACATCGGGACGCCCCTGGTCTGGCCGGGCCGCTCGGGGATGAACAGGTGGATGATCTGCTCGGCCGGCACGTCCCTAGTGCTGTAGCCGACGGCGCCCGACACGTCGCCAGGGTGGCGAAGGCGGAAGCGGTAGGCGGTGGGCCGCCCCCAGCGGTTGACCTGCACGCCCATGCGCCACTCGAGGCCATTGGCATCAGGGCCGACCGTGTGCGTCTCGTCGCAGAGATCGGCCTCGAGGATCTCCAGGCCCAGCGGTGTGTCGCTGTTGCCGAACGCCTCGGGCACCAGGCGGATGAACACCTCGCCCGATTCGGGAACGGCGGCCATGGACTGGCGCAGGATTCGCGCGAACGACAGCTTGCCGGCGGCGTGGATGTGCTCCTTGCGGCAGTAGCGGCGCCACCAGGCTTCGATGCGGTCGTTGGTTGGCTTGTCCAGCCGGCCACCGCCGCGCACCATCGGCACCCGCGACTGCATCCGGATGCCGCGGCCGATCACGTTGGTGACGATCGCCCGGCGCGCTGCCTGCACGTAGGGGTTGTCCCTGAGCAGCTGCCGTGAGCGATTGCGCAGCCGCACCAGGCTGCCATCGATCTCCGCATCGGCGCTGGTGGAGCTTGTCACCCAGTCAGCCGTAAGGCGCGACACCAGGGCGCCTTCGTAGGCGCGCCGGCCGCGGCGGGGGGCGGCTGGGGTCTGCTGCTGGGGCTGTTTGCCCTTGCGCTTGCTCATCGCCCGAACCTCACATAGAGCGAGCGCGGATCACCCAGGCCGGCGGCCACCTTTTCGGCGGCTTTCTCGCGGGCCACGATTGCTTTGAGCTGCGACTCGCGCTGCATTAGCTGGCCCAGGTCGGCAGCATCGAA